CCAGGCACAGATAGATCTGTAAACATAAAATTAAGACCTTATAAATATTAAAAATGGAACGCACATTTATAGGCCAATTTAACCGCAGGATAACACTCAGTTATAATGATGAGACTACTAGTAGCACCGGTGCTGTTAATAATGTCCTGGTGGAAATAGGTGTGGTAAGTGCTAAGTACATGGATAAGAGTGGCACAATGGAGCAAGAAGAAAAACTGTTGCACACCAACACTCGAGATTACTTGATAAGATACCGCAAAGATGTATGGGCGCAAAGAAATGAGTTAACCATTACAGATAACGGTGTGAATTATAGAGTGTACCACACGGCAGAGATGGATAGAAATAAATTTCTAAAGTTAACGGCAACTGTTTATGAGTAAGAATCTGACAGAAATAACAGGCTTTAAAGAATTGAGCCAGCAATTAAAAAGGTTGGGAAATGATCGATTAAAACGCAATGAAATTCTTAAAGTTTTAAGACAGGTAAGTAAAGCCACAGTAAATGCTGCACGTAGTGAGGCACCAGTTTCAAAAAAACCGCACCTCATAAGTGGTAGAAGAACCAGAATGATTATAAATCCTGGTAATCTTAGAAAAAGTATAGGGAACATAACAGGTAAAAGTAAAAGCATACCTACCATTTATGTAGGACCTCGAGTAAAGGGAAAGAATATGGGCTTTTATGCCGCATTTGTACATGGTGGTACAAAGAATGGAATCAAGCCTAATCAATTTATGACTAGAGCTTATTCAAAAACTAGAGGTCAGGTAACTGCAGATGCAGAAAAAGGAGTCGCAAAATACCTGCAAAAACAAATAAATAAATTAAGCAATGCTTAAACAGGATAGTGAATATGTACATGGAGTGCTGGTAGCAATGAATGCTACTACAGCAGTTAATGGTTTCTTTACAGCTTTTTTCCCGCTGGTAGGAGATGCAAAAGCGGTGCAGCCTTTTTGTAATTATACGCTTTCCCAACTAAGTAAACCAACAAAGGACAGGCTGCGAGCCTATAACATATCCTTTGATATCGTTGGAAAAAATTACGATCAAGTTACTCAAGGAGCAGATTTGCTGCAGGAGTACTTTGAAAAAAATCAAGACACATTTAGATTCGCTGGCAGCGATTCCTCTTTTGTAAACGAGATGGACAGCTGCGTGGTGACTACCAATTATAATTTTAAAATAAGTTAATTATGTCTGTTATATCCGGAAGCGCGAGGTTCACCCTCGATGGCAAAACAATTTTTCACAGCACAAGTTCCTCGCTATCATTGGCAAGGGCTCTCAAGGAGCGTGCAACAAAAGACACTAACGGCACTGAGGTGGCAAAAGGGATCAAGTCCTGGAGCGCAAGTGGTGAGCAGTTGGGAGTTCTAGAATTACCACCTGGTGTCACAGATTCAGAAGCCTTTGCAGGTCTTTTTGAAATCTACAATGATGACACTGACACCTTGATTGATTGGGAATTTGTTCCTAAAGACACTACTGGTCTTTTCAAGTATAGTGGTAAGTGCATCTTGACCGCTCTAGAAATCTCACTTCCTAATGAAGAAGATGCCACATCTACTTATGCAGTTACTGGTAGTGGAGTGATTGAGAAAACAACAATAGCCTAATCACTATGGAATCCGGGACGATGAAAATAGTGATTAAAGAAGGCAGTTATCCAGTAGCATTTGGATATGGAGCCTTAAGGATATTAGGTAAGACTTGGGAATGTGATGATCTTCAAGAAGTGTTTTCACGTCTCGGCAAGCTGGGCGATCTCGTAAATGGGAAGCTCGGCTTCGAGTCGATGGACATGCTAGGCGAGATCACTCTTGCAGGAATCAGATCACAAGATAGTGATGTGGATCTTACAACAGATGATGTTGTTAATGCCTTAATGCACGCGCCAGATAAGATGGCTTTGATCATGCAAGAATTTGCTGCATCACTGCCTAATAATGAGCCTGCAAAAAAAAAGAAGATTCCAGTGAAGAAAGCTCCACCAAAGAAGAAACGCTAACCTGGGATAAACTAGAGGAGATATGTGGTGAGATAGCCTTGCCACTGCATCTCTTTTATGAGCACACTCCTCGACAGTTTTTGAACTATTTAAAAGGAGTACGCTTTCGCGAAAGCGAGAATCATAAAGCAACAATGGAGCAAACAAGATTGCTGGCTATGTACAGCATCTTACCGCACCACGATGCAAAAAAATACGGTAAATTAAAGCTTGCCGACATCTTCCAATTTCCTTGGGATGAAAAAAAACAGCAGGAACCAGAGCAAGATCTGGAGCAGCAAAATGAAGAAGCAATAAAACTTTGGGACAAAGTAGGTCCTATGAAAACAATATAAGTCATGGCCAGTTTAGCACAAATTAATGTAAAATTCGCTGCTGATTTAAAGCAGTTTTCTACCCAGATGCAAAATGCCACTAGGCAAGTGGAGAAGGTAGGTAAAAAGATGACTAAGGTAGGTAAAAATCTTAGTGTAGGACTTACAGCTCCCATCATAGCATTAGGTGCAGCCAGTGTTATAGCATTTGACAAGCAAGCAAAAGCCATTGCACAAGTAGAGGCTGGTCTTAAATCTACAGGTGGCACAGCTGGCAAAACAAGTGAAGAACTTCAAAAGTTAGCAAGTTCACTACAAGGCAATTCTTTATTTGGTGATGAAGAAATTCTAAAAGATGTCACTGCTCAATTACTAACATTCACAAATATTGCAGGCAATCAATTTGATCGCACGCAATTAGCTGCTCTGGATCTTGCAACTCGTCTTGATGGAGATTTAAAAAGTGCTTCTATTCAATTAGGTAAAGCGCTTAATGATCCTGTGGCAAACTTGAGTGCATTATCTAGATCTGGTATTCAGTTTAGTACAGATCAAAAGAAAGTAATAAGCGCACTCACAAAAAGTGGCAGACTTGCAGAGGCACAGACTATCATATTAGATGAATTAGAAAAGCAATATGGTGGTGCTGCAGAGGCAGCTGCAAAGGCTGGACTAGGACCATTCAAACAATTGTCTAATTCTATAGGAGATCTGACTGAGGATTTTGGTAAAATTATAACTGAGGCATTAATCCCATTTATCGATTACATCAAAGGTGTAGTTGATAGGTTTAAAGATCTGGATAATAGCACAAAAAGAATCATTGTTATTGTGACAGCACTTCTTGCAGCTATAGGTCCTTTATTAATAGCAATAGGACTTCTAGCTACGACAGTAATCCCTGGACTGATAGCGGCTTTTAAGGCCTTATCCTTAGTGATTGCTTCTAATCCTATAGGACTTGCAGTCATAGCGATTACTGCATTAAGTGTGGCTATTGCTGCAGCCAGTGGTGTTTTTAGAGAGTATACAGATGCTGCAATGGAGTTCAATGATATTACAAAAGCGGCAACTGGTAACATTGCAAAAGAAAAAGTTGCTATTGACAAGTTAGTTTTAACAGCAATCAATGAAAAAGTAAGTAAAGAAGAACGCTCCACAGCTTTAAAGAAGTTACAAGAACAATATCCTGCTTATTTTAAGAACTTAAGTATTGAAAAATCCACTACTAACGACATAACAACAGCCACAAAAAAGCTCACACAGGCCTTACTTCAAAAAGCAAAAGTACAAGCTGCAGAAGAAAAGCTGGTGGATGTACAAAAAAGACTTTTAGATGTACAGCTTAAGCAAGCCGATAATATCCAGCCTACACTTACAGACACTTATGCAAGTGCCGGAAGTGGTCTTGCCAAAGTGTTTACAGGAGCTTATGATAGGGTAGTATCTGGACAAGATCTTTTTAGTGGAGTAGCTCTGGATTTTTTAACCGGTTCTTTAGATAAAAGAGCAAAAGTAATTAGTGACAACGCTGCAAAAGAGACTAGTGAGCTTAAAAAGCTACAAGATCAATTGCTTAAGTTTATAAGCAGTAATCAAGGTGTAGTAGAATCACTTAAGCCTGTAGCTCCAAAAGTTGAAGAAGTTACTCAGTCAGTAGAGGATTTAGAAACTACAGCAAAAAAATTCAATGTAACTGGAATACAGATTCAAGCTCCAGAATTTAAACCAGGTGCAGACGTTCAATTGATACCGCCAGAGGCAGTAGATCAGTTTGACGAAGATCTATTGAGAATGAAAGAGAGAGCTTTTGAATTTCAAGAAGCAATCACCCCTATCATGGAAAATGTTGTTGAGAGTTTCGCAAGTGGATTTGGTCAGTTGATAGCAAATACTGCTCAAGGCGGTAACTTTTTACAAGGCTTGTTTCAATTAATGAGTACTGTTATAGGTAACGTATTGGTATCATTAGGAAAAGCTGCAATAGGATTAGGTACTACTGTAGAAGCTATGCAAAAATCTTTAGCAGCATTTGTGGGAACACCAAGTATAATTGCAGGTGTTGCATTAATTGCTTTAGGTACAATTATAAAATCTGTAGTTGCTGGAATCGGTTCTGGAGCAGGTGGCGGTGCCACTCCATTTGCAAATGGTGGTATAGTATCTGGTCCAGTGAATGCACTGGTAGGAGAATATGCTGGAGCAAAAAATAATCCAGAAGTTATTGCACCGCTTTCTAAATTAAAAGCCATGCTTAATGATACCGGTGGTGGCACTTCTGTAATAGAAGGAGAATTTGTATTGCGTGGTAATGATCTTGTCAGAGTGATAAGACGTCAAGAAAAAAGAGACACCAGGACCACATGATACCAGCTCAATCCTTAACACTGTCCATAGTCAACTCTCAAGAGAATAGCATGCCTATTAATGAGGAGTTTGCAGAGCGTGGATCGCTACAGTTAAAGTATAATGGTAGTGATGATCGCGGCCAGTACATGATGGCTAGTGAGTTGAATTTCTCTATGGAAGTAAATGATGCAAGTGATCTTGCATTCCAGCATTTGTTTACCGGTAATGAGACTAATTATGAGGTGATTCTTACTAATGAGAGTGACCTTGTTATCTGGAGAGGTTTTATACTGCCTGAGCAATATGAAGAACCTTATGAGCATAAGCTGCTCTATGTAAATTTTACGGCTACAGATGGACTTGCTAGGCTTAAGGGGAAATACTTACCTACTGCCTTTTATAGCCAGAGGCATAGTGTGATCACTGTGCTGCAAAGATGCCTGGCATTAACTAATTTAAACCTGCCTATACTATTTGCACCATCCTTAAAAAATGACAGTCCAGATATAGAAGATGACTGGAATAAGATCTATATAGATATGGCTACTTATAAGAGCAACAGCGATAAGCTGGATGACTGTTATAAGATAATAGATGCACTACTGGAGACACTAGGCTGCTCTCTATTTGTCTATCAAGATCAATGGTACATAACAGGTCACAACCGCTACAGGTTACCTGATGGCGTGACACCTAGTATCAACTATTATAAATACAGTGCGGCTGGTGAGCCAGATGGTAGAGTGGATATGCTTATCGAGCCTGTGACCATACAACTAGAGGCCACTCCACAAATAAGCCTATTACCACCATTCCAATTAGTAACAGCTGAGTGGGATGTGGATGAGCGAAAAGATGTATTGCCAGAGGACATTATAAGCCAGCCTTATGAAGATCTTGCACAGTGGCAAAATCCACCACCTGTAGTGCATTGGGTAACTAGTGCCGCTGGACTGCAAGTAGGTCGTGAAGTATTAGGCACAAGGAGACTGCCATTAAGTTATGGGAATTATGTAGGGAGCAATGCAGCAATAGGTGTTGCAGAAGCTGATAGGCGTTCTAATATTATAAGCAGCGGTGAATTTGTTGCACTAGAATATTACTCCATTACTCCAGTTAATAACGCTGGCTATTATATGGAGTTGCAAGAGCCTATTTATTTAAAAAGCGATCCTGATTTTATCGATGTAGATATTACCATGGTGGGAATATTTAATTTTATAGATAACTCAGGACCATTTCCAGCACTAGATGAAGCTGACTATGGGAATCAGAATTTTAACTATGAGATCCTTTATGATGGTGTGACCATGATAAGCAACTTACCAGGGTATGTGAATAGAGAAGGATATCTATTAGAGATAAGCTATGAAGGTACTGCAGTAAATGATGCAGAAGATCCTAAGCGTATAGTGGGCAAGTTATCTCTTAAGGAAATGCAATTGCCTACACCAGGCGGCCTTTTACAAGTGCGCATATATGCACTAGGGAATCCGCAAAATAATATTAAAGCCTATGCAGTAGGATGCTCACAATTGAGTATCAAGTACACTGCAGATGAGGAGCAGGTTACAGATGTGACTAGGAATATAGACTGGACCACTCAATATGATATTGATCTGACTCATGGTGATAATGTAAATGACTTGAGTGATAGTCACTTTACTTTAAATAGTGTAGATACTAACAATGAAAACTACACCGAGTACCAGCCACTTGCAAAGACAGAATTATATGATGGCTTTGTGCCACCTTACAATGCGATTGATTATATCGAAGTAAGTAGTGCCACTTATACAGCACTGCAGGATGCTATTACTAATGGAGACACCATCTATGGTATTAAAAATGGCAGCACTACTTATGAAGAAATAAAGACCGTATATCCTAGCAACTATCAAGGCACCTTTAACTTTCAAATGTTTAGAACTGATCAAGGTAAGTTCTATGTATATCTAGAATTTGTGGATGGTACCGCGTTCAAGTATTTAACAGTATACGGCACACTTATAAAAGATCAACTTTTTATTTATGCATTAGTGCCACCAGTGCCAGTGCCTAGAATATTCAGAGAATTGTGGAGCAGGGTAGATGCACCAGTGGAGTATGAAGGAGCGAGATATGCAGAGGTGCGTGCTCAAATGGTACATGATACTACTCCTGCAGTATTGGTTAAAATAGACAGCAGCGTTTTTGGATTGCTAGATCCATGGTCCTTAAAGCAATTTAATATTAAAGGAATTAAAAATTTTATAATCACTGATTTGACTTTGCAACTTGATACCGGTATGAGCACCACAACGCTTGTGCAGTCATTGCATGATGATCTGGTATTGACTAGTTATAATGAATAGGTTTATTTAGAAATCCCGCTTTCGCAAAAGCAAAATAAATAACAATAATGGCAAATATTAAAATAGCAACGATTACAAATCATGTAAGGATAGACCAGGTGTATCTAGATGCTGCAGCTGCGGGTGGTGATGTGCTGCAAATTGAGGTTGTTAATTCCTATATAAATGCAACGCCACAACTTGCGGTATATGGAGACATTCCTACAGCTTATAAAACAGCGATGAAAGAAGCTATTGATTATACCACCTATCTTAATGAAGATCCAGCACTGGTTTTTCATGTGGCATTTGATGGCACAACACACACGATGACCGGTTATGACCGTACAGGAATACCTAGCACAGGTACTGCAATAGATGAAAATGATGTCCTTATAGCAGTATTTCAAATAGCCTGGCTAAATGGAAAAGCAGATCGCCTAGAATTACCGCTCACGCTTAAAGAAGGAGTTGCACTTGATACCACTGAGGTAAGCGACCTAGCAGATAAAGGCATCACTGTAAGTGGTAATGGACAGAGCTTTACCATAAGCAACGACACGCCTTATTTATTGCAATGTGTGCGACCACCAGGAGAAACACAAACCTATATCATAAATCACAGTTATGATATCAACACCATAAGAAGCTAATGGCAATAGATAATACCATACATTTTATAGGATTTAAAGTGCAGCAGTATGGTCTGGACACCGATGATTTTAACAACTATGTAGCGGCAAGCTACGTTCAAAATGACTACGTAGAATGAGTTTAGCATTAACACTTAGACTAGTAAAGGGAAGTAAGTTAACACTTGCAGAATTAGATGACAATTTTAAATTCCTAGAGGCTTTAAAACCCCGCATCCTAAACAGCACCATAGGAGCTTCTTACACCTTACAAGAAAGCTTGCACCTTGCGGCTATTTCTTACGTAGGCAGCACCGCTATTGTAGTAACGCTACAAGATGATCCTAATTTAATGAAAAGCGGCTTTACCAGCGATCATTTCATTGACGGTACTTGTGCGGTAACTTTTGCTTACGATGATACAAAGGTGACGGTTAAAAATCACGTCACTGCAGACGGTACCATCACATTAAGAAAAGCAAGCGACGAGCCATCAAAGGGTGGATGTGTGGTGCGTTATATAGGTTTTGACATAGGTACATTGAGAATGGTGTATAGAATTTTTGGAGCCATCGATTATGTTTAGCTGCATGCCTGCAAGTGCAGCGAACTCTGGAATTCCTTTTCATAAACTTTTTAGTTACTATCGTTTTGATAACAGTTTTTTAGATCAAAGGACTGCAAATAATGCAAGCGGTACAAATGTAGCTTTTCAAACTAGCCCTAAAAGAGCTGGGACACATTCAGCAAAATTTGATAGCGGAACTGGAAATCCAACAGCCACCCCTAGTTATGGTAATATACCTTATTCAAGTGATTTTGATTTTGGAAATGGCACAACAAATAGAGCTTTTAGTATTTCTTTTTGGATTTATCCAACAGCAGAAAATACATTAACTTTTTTCATAACTAAAAGAGGTTTACCTACCAATTCTGAATTTATCGTCGTTTACAACCCAAGTATTGGCTTTCAGTTTATTCTTTTTGATGAATTTCAAAGAGAAGCTAGTGGAAACGTTTCATTTTTAAGAGCTATAAATAGTGCTTTTTATAATCTTAACACTTGGCAAATGGTAACAGCTACCTATGATGGTGTTTCAGATATCGATATTTATGTTAACGAGGCGCCAACAACATCTACTGAAAACTCAAACTCGTTTAGCAGAATTAAAACATACGAAAGCGATGTGATTATCGGGGTTGATGGCTCCGATAAAAATGATGCAAATAGGTCTTTTAATGGAAACAAGGACTGTTTAAGTTTTTTTAACGCAAAATTGACACCTGATCAAATCGGATTAATGTACCAAAAAGGACTTAATAATTTAGAACTAATATAAAAATCATGGCACAAATTAAAATAAAAACTACAGAACCAATAAATTATAGCCAGTGGATAGAACAGGCTGGACGATTTAATAAACACGGAGAAAGATTTGTGAATAACCCTATGCCTATAAAGGTATCAGATACAAATGACGACCGCTTTGCGACTATTGAGATCGCGTGGGACAAGCCTTTAGAAGATGGTTTTCGCGGTGTGATCACTTACCGCCAGCATTATGCAGTCATTGAAAGCGTACAAGACTATAACGATGACATGGTTACTCCTATAGGGGAGCCTTATGAAAAAGAGGTAATCAAATCGCATCAAATGGTAAAGTATAACATGGTAATGAGTGCCTCTCAAATGAACGCTTTAATAGGTGCTGCGATGCCTAGTGTACCTGTAGAGATTACTGGATTTTTTGATAGGCTTATTTATTGCATAGGAATCATTTCTATTGCAAATGCAGAAAGCCACAACACTTTTAATCTAGGGTCTGGAAAATTAATAATAGCCTTATGATATCGGTCTTAAATTACATAGCGTCCAAGATTTCTATAGGCGGTTTTACCAATAAAGATGCCTGGAGAAAGCAGCCGTTTGCACATCTCGATTCTGCTACACTTGAAAACCATAAAAAACTTCTTATAGATAAAATGGTTACTGCTGGAATGGAAGGCTTTATCATCAGGTTAATGAATGATGCCTTTATATATTTTAGTAAACACCCGGAGCAATATGACGGCGCGAGCGGTGACGTAGAGCTGCATAAAGTAGGTGATTTTTATTATGATATCTCTGGTGTATTGCACGACTATTTGGACGCGATAAATTACACCTACACCTTGAAAAATTTAAAGTTGGCTGATGTATTACTTTCTAAAGTGATGATGCAACTAGGCGATCCTAGAGTGCATCATGACAAGCGAGTGAGTTTATTAAGAATAGTAAGGCCATTAAGATATTTATGGTCCAAAGAAAGAAGAATATCAAGCGAGAGGCCGCGTCTTGCTACTATTATACAGATAGACTCTTATGCCTATGGGCATGTCATTAGCTATTTACCGCTGTACAAATATGGTGCAATAGCAGTTGTATTACTTGCCATCATTCTATCGCATCCACTGTTATGGATGGTTATAAAACTGTTTTAAATCCGCTTTCGCGAAAGCGTAACTACAACAAAATGAAAGAAATGATAAGCTCAGACAACAGTATTTTAATAGGAGTGCTAGGTGGAGTGGCGGCAATCATTACATCTTTCAAATGGATAGCTGACTCACTTAAGGAATGGCGCATGGGTCGGGAAATTAAGCTCGAAGAAATCATGAAGAAACTGGAGATAGAAAAGGAAAGGAATAAGAGTAATGAAATGGAGCTGCGAGTGATAAAGAATGATTTGCAGCGCATTAAAATAACGATGAGCGCGGTATTGCCCCTACTTAGAAAAATGAATGCGGGGGATATTGAGACATTGAATTTGCTGAGCTTGTTTGAAGAGGAGCGAAAACAAAGCGACACTTAAACCTATCAAAATACTAATCATTAAATAAAAGCAGATGAATATAGCAATAGTTATCGGACACGACTTTAAGTCGCCAGGCGCTTTCTCCAAATATTTAGGGATGAGCGAATACATTTATCACTGTGAAGTTGCAGCAAGCCTTTCTATGGTCGCTGATATTTACAAGCGTCCAAACGCCAGAGGTTACACTGCCCAGATGCAAGATTTACAAGAAATGGTAAAGCCTTGTGATTATGATTTGATTGTGGAGCTGCATTTTAATTTCTTTAATGGAACTGCAAATGGAACTGAAACGGTTACATATCAAGGAAACGCCAGATCTTTAGGATATGGAAAGGTATTTAATGAAATTATAAGTAAAAAATATAAGGTAAAAAATAGAGGTGAAAAGACAGTTACAAAAGGTGGTCGTGGTTTTGTATTCCTTTCTTTAATGCCTTGTGACGCTATTATTCTGGAGCCGTTTTTTGGAGATAATGGCGAGTCTCTGAATTTTAAAGATGTGCAGGAATATGCGTGCGTTATAAAAGAATGGCTTTTAAAAATACAAGAATAAATGATGAAAAAAATAATCTTATTATTTGCCGTTTTCCTAATCTTAGGATGTGGCACCAGAAAAAAGGCACTAGATGTTTCAAAAGTTAAAACAGAAGTGTCCGTGGAAAGTGATGTAAAAGTGTCCGTAAAAAAAGACATGGAGAAAGAGACTGTCCGGCAATCTGAAACGACTGAAATTAAAAGCGATATAAGCGCCACGTTTGAAGGTAAAGTATCTGACACTACAAAGCCAGCAAGCATAGAAGAAAGCGTTAAAGAAGGCGTTAAGACAACGACATTCAACAACTTTAAAGAAGTCAAGACAACAAATAAAGAAAGTAAAGAAGATCTTGAAAATAAACAATCTGAAAAACAGTCATTAATTGACAAGTCATTGATAGACCTAAAGCAAAAGAAACAGGAACAGCTGCGTCTTGAAGCTGAAAAAAAACTGCTCGCAGTCGAAAGTGAAAAACCTAACGGATGGAGCAGCCTGGCATGGTCCTTAATTGGCATAGCAGTAGTTGCCATAGGTGGGCTAATATTTTATTTTTGGAATTATAGGAAGAGACGTATTTAAAATTTCACACGCTGCTAGGCTTTTGATGGCAGCACTTTGGACGGCGGTTCGATTCCGCCCGACTCCACAAGCACTCGCCGTGCATTAAGTGATGCAGCACTATACCTGCAAATGGGGTCGAACGGTATTGACAGGTGCAAAGTCGCAAAATATAGGCGTGAGAAGATGATAACAGGCAACTGGAATCAAGAATTGAAAGCCGCAGCGTAAGACGCAAAGCAATCACGGGTAACTACGATACAGTTTTGAAAACCACTTCTAACGAGGTGGTTTTTTTATGGCCTAAAAATAAAAGTGTTAAAGTTTGCTTTTTATAGTTCGAGATATCTAAGTAGTGCGTATATTTGGATATCTAATTAAAACAATAACAATTTAACTTTTACATTATGAAAACTCAAATCAACAATCTAGTAAACGGTCAAAAATTAGTAATAGGAAGAACTGAAGGCTTTAAAGGAGGTAGTAATTTCAATTTACGTAGTGAAGTTGCTATATCTGTCATATCAGAACATGGCGACACAATGAAAGTAAGTGTCAATGGCGTAGCGTTAGAATTAAATCGTACTCAAAGTGTCTCTGGAAAAACAATCACTTTTGAGTCTGAAATTACAAAAGATCAATTTGCTCAAATCCTAGGATTTGAATCAGATATCACTGGTGAAAGTTCCTTTTTATTTACGATCAACAATCAAATGACTTGTCAGATAGATAGATTTGCTCGTAAAAACGATAATTGCCAATGGAAACACAGGGGATACACTAACGTGGCTGAAAGATTAGTAAACATACTTTAATAAAAATCCCGATGTTAGAGCATCGGGATTTTATCATCTAATTAAAACGCAATTTAAAATCACATTTCATGGGTAAAAATACAAATTATCTAGCAGCTGCAAAAGAATCGCAAAAAATAACTATTAATTACTGGCAAGAATGTCTTGATGAAGATGGACACACGAGATACTGGCTTGCTAATAAGTCTGGTGTATCGCAATCGATGCTTTCTGATTACTGGAGTGGTAAGGTAGACATGTCACTAATTAACTATTACCGCATTTGTGGCGCACTGGAATTAAGGCCTTACTTAATACCAAAAGAGCTGGATGATAATGATATTACTAATGTTGGTTTTAATTAAAATGCAAATAAAATGCAACTTTTATTAAGGCATATTTATTCCATCTCAATAATAACATAGGCTGCACCATTTATTTGCTTCTTTCTTCTAAGGAGGCGGTCACAGGTTCGAATCCTGTCGGGCTCACATCAATCTAATTATCATAAAGCCACTTACTTACGTAGGTGGTTTTCTTGTTTTAGTTACTTTTATTAGGTGTAAATAGTTATATCTTTATACCTTTATATAGCTATTATATAACTATAAATGCAACCTTTGTGCAACTTTAATGCAACCTATAAATGAAGATTAGATTTAAATATATCAAGCCTAAAAAGGCAGTGGTCCTTCATGTAGGGCACTTGCAAGATAGAAAACAAACTAAAATTTGTGATGCTACTCCTGCACAGTGGAATGAAGAAGCGCAAATGATAAGCAGCTCACACCCGCAATTTAGTACATTATATCCATACATGAATGACATCATGATTAAAGCGCGGCAAGTGAAGCTGGAGCGCATAAATGATGTTAATAGAGTACTCAATTTCCTATTGCAAGAACAGGATAAAGATCCAGAACTGATAGAATGGCTAGAGAATTACATCTCAAAGAAGGAATTGGTCCAGAAAAACCATGAGCGCAAAGGAGATCTTATGGAACGTAATCGTGTGGCTGGCCATATAAAAAGATATTATACTGTACTGGTAAAATTAAAGCAGTACTACAAAGAAGTAAATTATAGCAGTGTGACAAAATGGTGGGTAAGACAATTGCAAGAGAAACTGCTGGAAGATCCAATTCTTAAAGAGGCCACTGCGATGGGTTACATGTCACGTATTAAAACAGTCTATTTTAAAATGATCATGGACCATGACCTTCCAGATTCTAATGCATTTAAGCAGCCATTGCATAAGGTAAGCACGCGATCCTTTGAAGCACGTAAAAAGAGACTGGATCAACAAGCAATGAAAAAGCTGGACCAGGTAGAACTTACCGGCATTAAAAAACGTGCTAGAGATACCTTCATGGTATTGTTTGAACTAGGTGGCTGTGATCTCACTGATCTTTATTTCCTTAAAAAATCGCAAGTGATAAAAGGCCGCTTGTATCTGGAGCGATCTAAGATAAGAGGCAGTGACATGGATTTGCTCGTGACTCCTAGGCTCAAGGCTTTTATAAAGGAGTATGGCAGTAAGAATGGCACCTACTTATTCCCCTGGCGTAAAGATGTGGATGGATATAGAACTTGGAGAGATAATGCAAGGCGCGATTTGAGAAAAGCCGCAAAAATGGTGAAGGTTACAGATGTGACTGGTCAGGATATATCTATGAAATGTGCCAGGCATACCTTTGCAAGTGCTGCAAAGGATAAAGGCGTAGATGGAGACTTACTGCGTGAGCTTATGGGGCATAGGCGTAATGATGTTGACAATTACTATAAAGAAGCCTATCCTGAGAAGGTGCGCGATGCGGCACAATTGAAAGTCATAAAATTATAAGGTACTCGCTTTCGCGAAAGCGGAATTATTACCAGCCTGCTTGATCTTTATAAGCAAATAGAGTAATTAATTTCATTTCTACTACGCTTAAATATTCTTGATACTTATTAGCCCCTCTTATACTTCCATCTCTTTTTTTTAATAGTAAATCTTCAAAGGGTGTTATATCATTAAAGTTATATGAATCCCATAGCATATTTGAAACTGTAACCCTGTAACGATTGTCTTTAAATTCTATTTTATAAGTTAATTGAATATCCCATCTAGCGAATATCGGCATACCAGAATGGTCTTTAATTAAATCAATAAAAGGGGTAGTGCCGTACAAAATAACACCATCAAAGTTACAATCGACAAATTCTTTTTGAGTTTTTATGTTATTATAATAGGTTTCTGCTGTAATATCAGAATCATAAATGTGTTGCCATGATAACTCTTTTGACTCCGACTTAAAGGTATGTTGTGCTTGAGTTAAAAAAGGAAATAATAATAGAAGATAAATTAGTTTCATTTTTTCTTATATTTTTTATACATCTCAAAAGTAACAGATATTATAACTACATCCTCTGTTATTTTAATAAATGATCTGTTTTTCTTGTACCGTTTGTCATCTAGTATTAGGGATAAGTTGTAATCTGAACGTTTTCCTATGTAGAAATTACCATTTTCGTTACGGCAATAAGCTTTAATTAGTGCCCCGTTATGTGATAAATCTGGGTGATCTTCTAGTTTTATTTTAAGTTTTTTTTTAGAATCAACATAAAACTTATAGTTCTCGGTAAAAGGTCCTTCTTGTCCTAAAAAACTTTGTTTTGAAAATACTCCCATTTAAAGATTTTATCTTTTTGATGCATTAAAAGTAATCTTTTTTAATTAGTCTCACTAAGCTCTTTGCTTGCATCATCAATAATTTTCCATTTTATCTCATTACTTACTTTTAATATTTCTTTAGTGTTTTTAAAAGTACTGTTCAAAACCCTTGAGACGGCCTTTGCGTTATTCCCTAATGAAATTCCTAAGCTTTCAATTAGATCATAGATTTCCTTATTTGAAACCTCTTTATATAATGGATCAGGTTCATTTAATACATGCTGATTTATTTGATCATTATTAGTATAAAGTTGCATCTTTTTTATTACAAATTCTTCTAACTTAATCAAAGTTTTTCTTTGAGGTTTTCTATCGCCTTTTAAAAAATTATGTATTCCTTGCAGTGATAAAGAGACCTCTTTCTCAATCTCGTATGCAGTGTAGTTCTTTTCTTCTAGCCATTTTCTGATTTCTTGCTCTTCCATAACATTCTGAAATTAAGTGTTTTAACAAATATAAATTAATTTATTGTAATATATTTGCATAAATTGGTATGTATTGGTATATATTTGTAGTGTGTTTAGTACGTAAAAGTAAAAAAACAAGTTTCGTGCCACATAAATCTTAATCAATATTTAACACAGTCCTATGGCTTCAAAATTTATACAAACAGGATGCGCTCTTGATCCAGAACTGGCAAGCGATATCAAGCTGGCTTTAGATCCTAAATCAAGACTTGAAGTCGCTCTACAATTAAAGTTTTCTATGGATTTAGTCCGGTCACTTCTTAATGGCCATAGAAATGTTACTGAGAATAACCATGAACTAGTAATAGGACTTATTAAAGCCGCAAAATTGAAATCTAGCCACATGGCAGCAGCTGGTCATCGCATCTATAATGAAATGGATTTATACATCGATCTAAATATCAATGACTATAAAGCTCAAAATCTCGCGCAAGATGGAAAATACTAATAAAATCCAGAAAGTCGTGCTGCTTGTTAATGAGCGCACATCGCTCAATGCTAGAATAGATCATTTGATCAATAGCAATTTGTGGACTGATGAAGAAACTGATAAGCTACTGGCTATATATCAAAATAAACTCAAGGAGATAGAACAGTCTCTACCATTAAATCCATTTGCATGAAAGTAAATATTGAAATATTAGTCACTATCGTAATAGTAGCATTCATTCTATATGGTGCTTACTTAATTGAGACAGCTCATGAGATAATAGGCGCCTGCTTATTAGGAGCTGCAGCGTTGTTCATTCTTATTCTTATAGGTAGAGTAGTGCAAGAAGATAGAAGGCTTAATGATGACATTAACGATCTAGATTAATGGATGGTTATGTACACATAAATGATCTGATGACGCACTTGCAGTCTCATGGCCTTGTAATTACAAGGCGTGAACTGGTAATGAGTGACGAGCAACTGGAGCAAGAAATCTTGCTGAGAGATCAGAAACGTGTACTTAAAAAAAGGTGGTTATCCTACAAGGAAATCATCGATAATAACCTACTAGGTTACAGCAGTAGGACTGGTCTTATCACTGCGCTTAAAAAGCGTGGTGACTTTGATCAGGTAGTTAAAGAAATTAATAAAGTAACAAAAGTGCTTACCAGCACTGTAAAACAAATGCGAGATGAATGCTAGTAAACACTATTGCCGTGTGGTAAGGAAAGTCATAAATAGATTAGAATTAGAACGTAAAACATGCCCACCAGGTAACTGTGTATTAGATGCCGGACCATTTGTAGATGAATGTGTAAAATGTGGGGCGCTTGCTCCAGTAATATCTTAAATATGAGCTATCTATATACCTTAGAAATTCCTAAATACGAGCATGTATGTGCAGAGACATTACACCAGGCTAATAAGATAAAAGTAATTCCTAATGCAACACAAAATAGTATTGCAAAGATGTATGGTGTAGATCCTTTTTTACTTACAGACGTGGAGGCTGTTTGTGATGCTAAGTATGTTTATGCTTATATATTGATGTCGTGCACTGATTTAAGCATCTACGATTGTGGGGATGAAGCAGGAGTAATTTATGGACCACTTATGCGTAATAAGATTGTTCTAGATATCGAGCGGCAGCATGGAACTACTTTTGGTCGTCAGTTGGATGTTATTGTTAGTAATCATAAAAAAACATCTTATCATGTCTAGTGTTGTCAAAATGAACTTTGATGTAGAGATCGCAAAAAAGGTAGGTGCTGATGCTGCCATTATGTTATCAAACATACAGTTTTGGGTGTTTAAGAATGCTGCAAATGATAGGAATTTACATGATGGAAGGTACTGGACCTATAACTCTGTTACGGCTTGGACAGACATATTTGAATGGCTATCTATTAAACAAGTGCGCACCTGTTTAAATAAGTTAGTTCAAGGTGGTTATATACTTGAGGGTGAGCATAATAATGACAATAGAGATCGTACTAAATGGTACACCCCAACGTCGCAATATTGCAAATTACCAAATGGTAAGCAGCATTTGCCCAAAGCGGCAAGTGCACTTGCCCATATGGGCAACTCATATAAGGAACATATTATAAACACAGATAATAAACTATATGCAAACACAGAAAATTTTACTTTAAAAAATATGGAAGTAAACAACCCTGAAATTGTAAAAACAGAAACTGCTGTTCCAGATCTTGCAAGTAAACATTTAAAATCAAACTTTCCATCCATGTGGGAAAGTGCATGGATGAAAGCTCCCAAGTATGTAAAGCAGCAAGAAAAGAAAGTTATAGATCATTTTGATGCGGCAGTGTTAAAAGAAGGCATTGATTACGATGGTAAGAAGCTATATGGACGTTTACTGGGATTAATTAATAATTGGAAACCTAGCAATGATGCAGCTATCGAAAAGCAAACTGCTAGAAAATTAATGACATTATGATGGATGCTTTAGAGAATAAAGCTTTTAATAAAGCAAATAGTAATTCAAAATTAATAAAGCTGGAAACAGGTCAGCTGCCACCACAAGCGTTAGATCTTGAGCAGGTAGTTCTAGGCGCATTAATGATTGATACAGATGTAGTCAGTGATATTACAACTCTTTTATCTACTCAGGATGTTTTTTATTCAAAGCAGCATCAGGCGATATACGAAGCAATAACAATGCTGGCAATAGATATGAAACCTGTTGATTTACTTACTGTATGCGAGCAGTTAAGATTTAATGGTAAGCTAGAGGTATCTGGTGGAATGCATTACATAGTTGAGTTGACTCAATTAGTTAGTAGCACTGCACACACGCACTTTCACAGCAGGATACTAATGCAAAAGTATATAGGTCGTCAAGTGATTAAGATGGCCAGTAATCTAATTGGTAGGGCATATGATGATGACACAGATGTAATTGAACTACTTGCAGAAACTTCTAATGAATTAAGTGCTATTCAAGATTTAATGATGAGTGGCGTTCGTCAAATGACAATGAGTGAGGCGCTTGATAAAGTGGAGCAGCGCGTGGAATTCTTAAGTAAACAAGATGAGGGTGCTATCACCGGTGTTACCTGCGGGCTCACTAAAGTAGATAAGTTTACCTCTGGGTGGCAGCCTGGTAGTTATGTGACGATAGGTGCTCGACCAGGAATGGGAAAGACTTCCTTGCTTGTTGGTAACATGGTTGGCGCATCAAAGCAAAATGTTGCGACTGGTTTCATCTCTTTGGAGATGAACACTGTGGAGCTGGTAGGTAGAGCAGTTGCAGTAGATAGTCATTTTCATTTATCCCAACTTCTTACTAAAGGATTTGAAAAGGAAGATTACTTCATACAGCTTCGTCAAGTAACCGAACGAATGAAAACTTATAATTGCCACTTTAATGATCAAGTCAGTGATATAACAGACATCATTGCAACAGCTCGCAAATGGAAAAGAGATAATAACATTGGCATATTATTTATCGATTACCTACAGCTCATAGGTGATAGAAGTTATAAAGGATCCATGCGTGAGCAGGAGTTGTCTAGGATTACACGTAAGATCAAATTACTAGCAAAAGAGTTAATGATACCAGTAATTGTTCCTGCACAGTTATCGCGTAAGGTAGAGGATAGAGGTGGTGCAAAGAGGCCATTACTTTCTGATCTAAGAGAGTCGGGAGCAATAGAGCAGGATAGTGACATAGTTGCATTCCTTTATAGACCAGAAGTCTATGGGATAGATACAGATGATGATCAGGACATGGTCGCTGAGAACTGCAACACGGAATTCATATTTTCTAAATTTAGAGCAGGTGGTACAGGCACTGTATTAATTTATTGGAAAGGAGACAAAACTAAATTCTATAACCACGCCTACATTGAGCAATCACATCAAGACATATCACAACATGCAAAGGGGACCGATGAAGCCTTTGGAATTAATAATGATGATTTACCTTATTAATTATGGCAGTAAACAGACCTTGGATAACACCACGAGTAGCACACCAGCGGACTAAAGATAACTCTAAGTTCTACAACAGTAGAGCATGGCGCAAGATACGTGCAGCATTCCTTCAAGAATATCCTGACTGCGTGCAGTGCAAAAGGGATGATATAGTAACACCGGGCAATGTAGTAGATCACATCAAGCCTATCACCGAGGGCGGCCACAAGACAGATAGAACCAACCTTCAAACAATGTGTAAGGCTTGCCACGATAAAAAAAGTGCTTATGAAGGTGGTAAACAGAGGGGTATGGGTAATAAAGTAATTACGGTAAAAGCTTGTACATCGCATGATAGTCAACTTTTTACACACAATAAATAACTGAGGGGGGACCTTAACGATAAGATATGAAAGCAATAAAAAACAATGTCAAGGCGCTGCCTAAAAATCAGCTAATTAAAAAAGTACCGGCATGCCCAGTTTACTTGGCAACAGATGCAAAAGTGCATTGGAAAAAATCTGCACAAGCATTGATTGATGCAGAGGTTTTAAAAGCAATTCATCTTGTGGGATTAGGCGTATTATGCACGGAATTGGCACAATTTCAATTTGCAAATAAGGCAATAGCTGCTGCAAATCGTAAAAAAGCTGGCTCCGGATATATACAAATGTTTGGCACTGGAGCAAAAAATATTAGTGTAGAAGTTACCTTAAAAAATGCAGCAATTAAAAACATCATGCAATGCTTAAAGCAATTTGGTTTAGATCCTAAATCTGAAAAAGAATTAAACCTAGAACCATCAACACAACTTGACATGTTCGACCAGGTATTTAAAAAGCTTACAAAAACTTCATGAGAATAAAGTCCATTATAAAAAACAGCACACCATATCAGTATGCCTTATCTATTCAGTCAGGTAAATTACCTACTGGAGAAATGATGAAGCTTACAGCTGCTCGCTTTTTTCAATGGATAAAAGATGCAGATAAAGATGGCTATTACTTAGATCATCAAGCAGGCATGATGATTATAAACTTTTTTGAAGAATGCATAAATCACACACAGGGAAAACTAGCAGGCCAGCCTTTTATTTTGGCGCCATTCCAACAGTTTTGCTTGTACAATGTCTTTGCATGGAAAAATAAAAAAACACATTTAAGGCGCATTTCAACAATCTATGATAAGCGCGCAAAGAAAAATGGCAAGACTGCAGAAATGGCTGGCCTAGCACTTTTTATGATGAGTTTTGAAAATGAATCTTCTAGTCAGGTTTACGTAGGTGCAACTAGGCAGGAGCAAGCAAAGATATGCTGGAAGCAAGCTCGTGATTTTGTGATGCATAATAGAGCAAATCCAATCTTAAAAAAGCTAGGTTTTTTGTGTAAGCAGACCGAAATAGAGTTTCCAAAATTGGGATCTATAATGATGGCCCTTTCTAAAGACTCCAAAACCCAAGATGGAATATCAGCACACCTTTCTATAATTGATGAATATCACGCCCACAAAGATGATACTGTAAAGGAAAACTTAGAATCATCTAGTGTCATGCGTGCGCAGCCTGTTACTTACCACATCACAACTGCAGGAGCTGCAATAGGTTCTGTATGTTTTGAGTATGAAACAGTTTGCAAAGATATTTTAAGAGGTATAAAAAAAGACAATAACACTTTTATAATGATACATGATTTGGATCCAGATGATGATTGGGAAGATGAAAAAAACTGGTACAAGGCAAATCCATTACTAGGGCAAGGTTTAGCCATAAAAAACATAAGAGCTGAATTTGTAAAAGCAAAAAACCAGCCTAGCAAAGTTAAAAATTTTAAAACAAAGCATCTTAACATGTGGGTAAATTCTTTAGAAACTTACATAGAAGATGCCATCTGGATGCATGATAGTAATAAGGAAAAAGTAAATGATCAGGACATTATAGATAACGGTTGCGTGCTGGCTCTAGATTTATCATCTGTAAAAGATTTAACATCGCTTAGTGCAGTTTCTCATCCAGATAGTAACGGAGTGGTTCACACAAAAACCATACATTTTTGTCCACAAGCAACCGTTGCTGCTAGATCAAAAGAAGATGCTGTGCCATATCAATCATTTGTTGAGCAAGGTCTTTTAATTGCAACACCAGGAGCATCTGTAGATTATGCAATAGTCGAAAAATACGCACGTGAATGGTATGCATATTTTAATGCAGAAGCAATCGAATTAGACCGGTGGAATGCAAATTCCATAAAGCATAACATGATTAATGCTGGCTTAAACGTAAGAGAGTTTACTCAAAATTTTACCAACTATACAGTTCCAACAAAACAATTTGAAATACTGGTTGTTAATGGCAAATTACGTCATGGTGGCAATCCATTACTACGATGGCAAGTAGGTGGTCTGGTTGCGATAAAGGATCCTAATGAAAATTTAAGGCTTGATAAGTCTAGATCCACAAGGCGTATTGATGGACTGATAACCATAGTAATGGGCATAGGCGGCACCATGACACCGCTAGAAGATAATTATTCTACTTATAATAACGTTGAAAATATAGTATTTTAAAATGAGCGATTTAAACCACCACACCTATCAAGATTATAAACGTGCCTGCCAGTTAGGAACAGATACAGGATTCTTTCAAGCCTACTTTGAATCATTGCCTAGCAGTAGAACTAATGAAGAGGCATTCCTTTCTGTAAATGAAGAATCGCTGGAGCATTTTGGAGAAGAAAAATATATTTCTTACGATGCTTTTAGATCACATTTAAGCAGGTATTTAAAAAGAAAACAGTCAAATAAATAAATAAATGCACTCATACGACACCTACATAAAAGATAATTACCTAAAAATATCTGCAAATGATATTGCAAAGGTGATCAAAAAGTCACCTACCTATGTGCGTGCTAGGTATAAAGTTCTAGGCATTGTTATTCCTGCAGAACTTACTAAAGATTTTAAATCTCGCAAGGCTTGTCTCAGAACTAAATTCACAAAAAAAGATGACCAATATCTGATAGATAATTACCTTAAAATTCCTATAAAAAGAATGGCGATGCAATTAAATCGCAGCGGATATGGAACGTTTAATAGACTTAAAAGATTAGGTCTAGAAGTGCCTAAAGAAATTGCGCTTTCGCGAAAGCGAAACAACCATTTTAAAAAAGGACATATTCCAAAAAATAAAGGAATTCCTGCTGCAGAATGGATGTCAACAGATCAATTAAAAAACTTTAAAAACAACCAATTCAAAAAAGGCAACCAGCCTTACAACACATTAACCGATGGAGTGACCAGGCAAAGATCAGATAAAAGCGGTGCGGTATACACCTATATAAGAATATCAAAAGGAAATTGGGACCTGCTCCAGCGCTATGTGTACCGAAAAGAAATAGGACCGGTAGAAGATAATGAGATAGTAACTTTTAAAAATGGCAACACACTAGATTGCTCACCAGGTAATTTAGAAAAAATAACCAAATCTGAAAATATGCTGCGCAATACAATTCACCGACATGGACCAGAGATAGCAAAATCACAATTCCTAATTAAAAAATTAGAACGCAAAATAAATTCACAGTCAAAACTATAAATCATGAGCAACCTCACCCAATTAAATGAAAGCCTTTTTGAAGTCTTTAATAAAGTAAAAGACAAATCAATGGATCTCGATAGAGCACGAGTGCTGAATGCAACTGCATCCACAATCATAAATAATGCAAAAACGCAGCTGGATGCCTTAAAACTATCTGAAAAAATAGGAATGGTACCATCAGATATTTTACCAGCTATAGAAAAAACCAACCCTATTAACAAAGCGGTAAATGCTATTTCCATAAGTTCTAATACTGCAAAGCTTCAAGAATCAAAGTCAGTATCCATAAAAAAAACACCTAGAGAAATCCTGATTGAGATGGACAATTTTGCGGTAAAAATTGGATATAATGACAGGCTGGATGCTATACGTGCATTAAAAGAGAAAGGATTTGAAGAGCTATTCAACAATAGAAATAATGCATTATGAATTTAATAAACGCATTGCTGGTATTAGTTGCCACCATCCTTATATGTGCTGGCCTTACCTTACTACTGGACTGGTCATGGATCGCTGCGCACTGGCTGCGACAGTTGCTAGTTGCAACACTTACCATTTCATTTCTGATTTTAGGAATGTTTATAGCAGTAAGAAATTTAATTAATGTAAATAAAATTGAAGATTAAAAAACAACCATGCAAGATCCAGACTTAGAAAAAATAACAGCAAGCATAGTGTACAATTATTTGGCCTTGTACCACAATGAGCAGGTAAAGCATACTGCCTTTTACAAAAGCAAGCTTAAAGAAACATTAAGGCCAGCTCTTATACAACTGCAAAAAGTGGAGCGCAAAGAGTTTGATAAAATGGAAAATGTAGAAAGCTATGTAACGCACCAGGTGTCTAGCAACATCATCAACTATATGGA